CGGGACGCAGGAGCCGGAGGTTCAAATCCTCTCACCCCGACCAAACATTTAAATAAAATCAATAGTTTATGCAATAGAACCAGACTGAGTTTTGTCTGTTTTAGTCATGTTTTTGCATCGCTTGGTCAGCTTTTTGGTCAGCATTTTTTACTTGTACTTGAACTGATAGGTTAATCCCCACCCGCAACTTTCTGGTAATTCCGGATAGTTGCCTGCAGCCCCATAATCTGTTCGTTTGCGCGACCCATATCAAAGCTTGCTGCAATTCTTCTCCAACGTCTCGTTATGGTTCAGGATCTGCCGGGCTGTTCCGTCCGTCAGCACATCATCTTTTGATATGTAGATGAAATGTACCCATTCGCAGGACGTGTCTATTATTTGCGGAATTTTAGTCACGTGACCATTTGTCGCGCAGCTTGCCAATAACATCGTCAGCGCTGGCAGCAGCATTAGTGGCTTGTATTTCAACGGCATTCTGTACCTTCTTATCCGTGAATTGCTTCTGCTTGATAAAGGCATCTATCTCTTTCTTACGTGTCTTTGCTGCTTCTGCTCGAGTGGCCTGATCCCGGATCCGTCGTCTCTCTGACAATAAAAGTAAAGCCGCCAAGCCAGTCAAAGCAAGCCACGACCATATCTTTTTAATCAGGCTGAGGATGACTGACCACATAATTAAAAACCGCCCCGCGACTGCTCATACAACTTCTGCTGACGAACAAGTTTTGCCGGGATGCTTGCCAGCACCAGCGTAACCCCGAAATATCTCAACCACTCGACTGGGAAGGATGCCTGTACCTCTATCGGCAAACTGCGCCAGATCTCCATCAGCTCCGGGGCAAAGCCCACCACTGACGATCCGATAGCTACCAGCCAGGTACTCCACTGCTTCCACCAGGTATTCCAGCCAGAAATTAATTCCATTTGATTCTCCTTACAGGTTAATAACTCCAGATCATGGGTGATGGGAAATTGCTTGTGGCCATGCCCAAATGCAGAAAGCGCCCCTCCCCAGTCTGCTTTACGCCGATGCGCATGATTCCATGCGCTAGCGCGATCTTGAGCAAGTTAAAAGCATCCGATCCTCTTACCGATATATCCGCAGCAAGCCCCAGTGTGTGTTCACCTGGCGCTGCTTTCCTTGCCTCCACCGGGTGCGTTTTAGCACGATAGCCACTGGTGATGATCATGGGTTTTCCGTATGCGTTTCGGATGGCTTGCAGCCGCGTCATAAACCGAGCATCCATGTAACACAGCCCGGTATGTCTGCAGCGAAATTCCTGTTCGTTGAAGTTGGGATATTGTGCCCAATCAATTACATCGGTAGATCTCACGCTTATATCTCCATTACGTGCGTTTGCATGCGTCCGTTTACCAGGCGCTGATATTCGACCTGCTTTATATCGTACTCTCTCAGCCAGCTGCGCAAGGCGGCTGCGTCCGCGGTCGTGAATCTGCCACTACTACCGGCGTCCATCAGATTCAGCCCGCTGACACGGGCATAAGCTCCAAAGATCTCCAGTGTAGCCGCCCAGCGGACCGGATCGCCATAAGTACCATCGTGGCCACGCACGATATACACCTTCGCAAACTGCCCGGCGGGCTCCAGCGATACGCCGCCATGCAGGTTGATGACGGCCATTACTGCACCCACCCACGATCGCGGGCATAAAAATATAATCCGATCACACCGATACCGACGCCAGTCAGCAATTTGCTGATTATGTTTTTTCCAATCTCTTGATACATCTTGGATGTCACTTTTTGAAGCGTCCTTTCCACCACTCGCTCCGCCAGCAGATCCAGCTCTTCCTCAGACAATACTGGATAACGGCGCTCGGGGCCCTGGTACGGCGGTTTGTCCATCACAGCAATGTCTCCTTAGAAATTTTAATTAAGAAAAAATGAACTTCAGTGATCCAGCAGGAAAGTTGGGCGCTGGATCTCCTGCCACGATGTTTCTCGCGGTATCAAGAGTTGCACAGGCAAGCAAAACGCCGCCGGTGGATGCATCGTAAATTCCGGCACCAATCACGTTCCCCCAGTTAGCCACGGGTGAGGCAAACACAACGGCGGCAGCGTTGGAAAACTCGCCATTGCCGCTGACCGGTGGATCCCAGTCTACATCGGCCGGGCCGTTCTGCACCCTGGCATAATTTCCACCAGACACTTCGACGCCGCCACTGCCATCCTCTGCTGGGAGCGTGGTGAACAGGGCAACATAAATTCCAGTCGGTTTCGGCCAGCTGCTCGTGCGCAAAAGGTGATTGCCGATCAGCTCTTCCAGAGCATTGGTTGCTGCACTCATAAAATCAACTCCTTTAAAAAAGTAGAAAGAAACCGGTGACCGGTTCCGGATAAACTTTCAAGCCTGCCCGCAGGACAACGGGAAGCTGGCAGGTGGCATCGAACTCAATGCCTTCCTGCAACTGGGCAACCCCGGTCACAGCGATATCAAGAGAGGCTTTCAGCACTGACTCAGCACGTAGGGCAGCGCTGCTTGCCATGGAAACAGGAAATACAGCAGGCGAAAATTCGGTGCCCAGCTCCAGCCGCGGGGATACAGATAAGGAAGTGGTGAAGGTTGCGCCAAGCGCTGAGCCTGGTACAAGATCAGGCTGCATGACCAGCCCGCAGTTGAAACTCGCGGCAAGAGTGCGTTCTGCCCGTAGCACCTCGACAACCACCTGGTCAACTTGTGCATTTGCTGCAAGACTGATCCCCCGCAGTAGCTCAACAACAAGCTGGCTAGCCTGTGCCTCTACCTTGGTATTTGTCCGCAGTACCTCGACAACAACCTGGCTGGCCTGAGCTACAGTCATCAGGCAGTCTCGATCAGGGCTTCCAGCGCATCGACCGTGCCCGGGGTCCACGCCAGCCCGGTAGCCGGATCTACCTCATAAATATTGCTGTAGTACCGCCATGAAGTAGATAGCGCCTGTGCTGCACTCAAATCATCCGTGGTACCGGAACGCACACCCACTTTCAGATCCCGTGCACCGGCATCATCTTTGTTTGCCATCGCTTTCACCTTGACGCCATAAATCAACTGGCCTGCCATGGCGGGAGGATTTCCCATCACAAAGCTATCTTTATTTCCGACGGTAGAATCGGATACGTAATCGGTCGTATTGGGAGTGGCATCATCCACCAGCGCATAGTGATCAGAACCAGTCGATGGCGTCCATTCTGCATAGTTACCGTCTGCTGAGGGGTAGATTGCATCTATCCTTACATCCCCGAGAAAATCGTTGTTGGTTGCACCGGTGGTATCGAGAATGTAAATATCGTCGTAACTCCATACACTTTTGGAGTGGTACAAACCATTAGAGAATCCAAAAGATATGGAGCTTACTGATGCGTTAGCCGTTGCTTTTGTATCTATATTGCTGGCGGATAGGATAGTTACCCCGTTGAGTCTGAGTTCAAATGATCCTGTTGTATCGTGGATAACTGTCTTGTATTCGATATAGTTATAATCGTCCATGGAAATACTGGCCGCACTAGGTCCTGCAAGTACAGTTCCGTTCCGTGTAACAGAAAGAGTGCCAGTCGTCCTGTTAATCACTACCTCATTCTGATTACTGGACCCATCCAGCAGCCTCATGATTGGGGGGGACGCAACATCAAGAGTTAGGCTACTTATTTCAAAAGCGAACCCAATAACAACTGAATTTCTACTGGGAAAAGTTCTTGAAACCAGTCCATTAAACGTATTGGTAATACTAGGCGCCATTAGGCATGACCCACCCCTGCGACCATCCGTGGGAGATATTGCTACTGTACCTGTGATACTGTTCCACTCCTTTGTAATATCCGCCGTTGCATACGTATCAAATCCATCGTAAAAAAGCAGTGCCATGTCAGAATCCCCTCATCAGTGCAACTACGTCATATTTGTCCGCAGCCGCGTCATAAATAAACCCGATTTTGTCTGTCAGATTTGCTGCGCTGGATAACGTGATCCCGGTCAGGTCAGACCCAAAGCGGTGCCCTACCAGTGTCAGAGCACGTCCGCCCACGCCATCCTGGCTGATCTCAAGCACGCATTTTTGCTTGTCCACTGCACCGGTCAGGGTAATGGTGGCATCACCACCCAGCGTCACCTTGATCGTATCCGCGCGGGAGAAATCTGCCGTCATGCTGGCGGCGTAGGTCAGTGTTCTGATGGCCACTTTTGGCAGCGGCAGAATATCCGTGCCGTTGTGGTATACCCAGATCGCAGCGCCTTCTGGCAAGACTGCACCACTGCCGGATGAACCCTTGAGGGTGAGTTTATGTCCGCCGGTCGTGTTGTTGATCGCCAACCAGGCACGTGGGGCACCGTTCAAGATGATGGAGATATTGATGTCACCGGAAACCGTGCCGGTAAAAACAAGCTCAAGGTTATTAGCTTCCGTCGGGGTCAAGGTAACGTTTGAGTTACCCGCAACCGATCTGCTCAGCCTGCCAAGCACATAAGTACGGGACAGATCTCCGGCTACGGCTTTGGTTTCGCCTGCTTCCAGTCTCTCATCCAACCCCGCAAAACTTGCACCCAGCGCCGTGCTGGTCTGGGCGGCCATGTCATCCGCTGCGCCCCAGACAACTGGCAGCAGCCGGGTGATAGTGCCAAATGCTGATCCAGTCCATATCACGCTGTAAGCCGCTTCGGTAATATCCGCTGTACGGATCGGGTTGCCAGTAGCATCTGCGGTAATAAACCACGTGCCGGCAGATACCCCTGTGAAGCTGATCGTGCTGGTGACCGTGCGAGATACCACTGCATCCAGACTTGCCCGCCAGCAAAAACCCGGCTGCACGGTGAGGGTGCTGCCAGATCCGGTGCATTTGTAGCTGCCTGATCCGATCAGGCTGGCAGATGTACCAAACAAGGCACGAAATGCTCCAGAAACATTTACCCCGCCCGCTCCTCCTGCATTGCCTGCCAGCGCCTCAAGCGCAGCAATGGCAGATTCCAGTAAATCCAGGTTACTGTTGTGTTTGATGATGTAATTGGTATCGCCATTGGCGAACCGTTGCAGCGATAAAGGCACTTATCTAATCTCCTGTAAAACGCCGCCATTGAAAATACCTGTAGCCCCGTAAGGCAGCAGGCCATAACCACCAAGGGTTGAAAGTTCCTCATAATTCAACGGCCTGCCCACAATGCTCTCATCTACCGGCGGCCCGATAACGGGTGGAATCGGTGTAATGGGCACAGGCATTCCGGGAGCAATCCCGGTAACGATGCCTGCATTGCCAAATAAAAAGGATGGCAGGGTGACAGGTATTCTGATTCTGGTACCTGGCTGCTCCTGACTGAATCCCACAACCTCGTAACGCCCGGAATCTCCCCTGCGCAAGCGCACCGCCGCACCGGTTTCGGCATACAGCAAGGCGCGATTGGCGCGGGAAACCGGCACATTCTTCAGCGGGTTTTTCTGGCCAATGTCCACATCCACCGCGTAAATCATCGAGACCCCATCCGTCACCAGCAAGGCGGGCCGGGTGAGCACCTTGCCATCCAGCTCTTTGGCGGCATCGCGGATCTCGGATTGCACAACGTAAGTAAGCAATGTCATACGCGGAACCCCTCCACACTCAAAACAGACGGGCTACCAGGCGAGACATCACGCCGAAAACTGGTCACGTATAAACTGGATTGATCTGGCAGTGCCAAAATATCCCCGCGCTCGATACGGGGATCGTCCACAATTTCGACATTAAAACTGGATACTTCCATTGCGCGATACAACAGCTCGCGCACAGCGAAGGCCTGCGCCATGGGCTCATCCATAACAAAATCGTTTTCGATCTCGATTTCGTTCTCCATCCATTCAGGCGCGTTCTGATCAAAGGCTTCAGTCTGGTTGCGGGCGTGGACGAAATCGTAAGGTGTGCCCCAGATCTCATACATGCCGGTGCCGATGGAAGCCATGACAAGTAGCACGGCAACTTCTGCGGCGGCTTGTATCTTGCGACCTATCGGGATGGTCTGCCCTGCGCCCGGTCCACCAGTGGTGGCGTCAGGGATGGCTGCCGTGGCGATGATTGCGCCAATACTGGCAGTCATCAGGGCAGGTACCCAGGCGGAGGTTTTCAGCAGGATCTCCCCGCTGGTCTGGGTTTTTTGTGAATAGGTTTCTTCGCATACTTTCACCAGGCCGGAATTGGCAGACTGACGGATGACCAGATAGGTGTTTTCCGCTCTCTGGCTGCCATCATCCGAAAAATGTATGGTTTCCTTCTGGTGGATCTGAAAAAAGCCAGCGGTGATAGTCGCATTGCCAAGCATCTGATCCTGCTGAGATACCTTGCTCAGGCGTGGGTCTAGCCATTTGATGCGGACTGCAGTCAATGGCGGCCTGGATTTGGCTGCGGAGACAGACAGAATCCGTTCTGGCGTCAAGGTAATATCCGCCTGCCGTGATATATCCCGGCTGATAATCTTCAGCACTCCACGGGAATTCATGTAAGGTTCCATCCCCAGTGGTTCATAAATCTTTTCCAGCATCTCCCAGGCAGACAAATCCGCCAGCTGCGTGTTGGAATGCACCGTGACCGCCGAGGTAATGCCAAGGTTGATCTCTTCCGCCTGCAGGCCGACAACCATGGCCACGTCACCGGCGACGATATGCAGCGGTGTGGCTACCGGGTAAAGATCAGTCACTCTGCGGGTACTGCGCCAGAGGGCGGAAGCATCTCTGGAACGCAGTGTCAGCGTGAGTGAGCGCCCTCCAGCACTCAACCGGTAATCAGTAAGCGCCTCGATGACACCCCACCAGAGCTGCTGATTATTGAGGCGAAATTCCACAATTTGCCCGGGCAGTGGTTGTTGCGCGCCGTATAGCTCCAGATGCCAGGTCAGGGAAACGCTACCCTCGGAAATACCATGCTCCGCACGGGTGACAAACTCACTGACATCGATGCTGTCCGTATGGGTTTCCTTGACCATTTGCAGCGGTGTGGCCGTCGGGTGCAGGATGGTCGCCGCCACTTTGGCGCTATCCTGTGCAATAGGCTGCCAGGCGGTATCCATTACACCCTCCCGGTAATGCGCATGCGCAGCACCAGCGTACCCGTCACGCCGCCCTGGCGCGAGATAAAGTCAAAGTTCAGCCCTGTGCCGTTCAGCTCAAGATCGGTGATGATGACTTTGTAGCCGTGGGCATTGAGATAATTCGGATACCAGTAGACATAACCCAGAGCCGGATCGGGCGGGTTCTGCCAGAAGAAAGCCAGCATCCTAACCATGGTCAGGGGAGCTGAAATTTCACCTGTCCAGCGTTCCTCAACTACCACATCCCGCAGGTTGCCCATGGTGAGGGTATTGGATGCGCCATTCAGAGTTTTGCTGCTGGTCCAGATCGGGGCAATAATGGCGTCGCCATCCACGTTGCTCCATTCATCCGGGCATTGTTCGTAATCGTAAGTCCCCAGTGTCGGATGCACCAACCGCCCTTTGCCGGTAGTGCCCCCCGTCAGCGCGGGCAAGATGGTGATATTGACAGAGGTTGTCTCGGTGGATGCTTCCCCGACGGTGAAAGTAGTCTGGCTGGTCAGCGTGGTCATGCCGTGGCTACCTCTGCTGTGGTGGTAAGCGTCGCCACGCCCGAGGCGGTGGCTTTGGTATGCAGGACGGCATAACCATTGTTATCGGATACACCCGGCGAAACTGCCGCTGCCACACCACTCATTACGCCCTGCACATGCACACCGCCAACAGGCTCTCCAGCATCACCGATTAGCCTGACCAGGCAGGGCACGTTCCTGCCCGAGCGCGGTAGTAGTAACGGGATTGGTTTGGTCAGCCTGACGGGCAGCGGGACGGGATACCAGCCCTTGACGCGAGATGTACAGCTCCCATTTATAGGATCATCCGGCAAGATCTGGAAAGCAAGCAATCTGCGATGAAAGCGATCATAAGTATAGGCAATTGACTGGATCTGACCGGGACTTGCCATTAAAGGTGCTTTAAAAGTGGAAAAGATGCGCCGGTTGATGTAATCAACCAGATTAAACATGCCATTCTTGCAATAAACAAAAAGACGCCCGTTATCTTCAGGAATGATTTGCTGTGGAATACCGGAGACATTCAATGTATCCAGCAAGGCGCCAGTGGTGAAATTGAAAATATCAATGGACGCACTGGAACCGGACGTGGCCGCTACCAGTAAATCATTTGTCCTGTCCGTCATGAAAACATCAAGGATGGCTTTACCGTATGTGCTTGCCTCTATCGATACGCTCAATCTACGATCAAGATCAAGCGTATCGGGATCCATCGGGGACCATAATCCATCCCCCGGGGACAATATACTTGTCCCCCAGATACCTCCACCAGCATCCATCATCACATGGGCAAGTGTCATGCCGTCATAGAACGGGATGGCAGGTGTATTTTCTCTGGTTGTGGAATTGAGCGATTCCCCTGTTCCACCGTCGAACGAGTAATTACGAGCATACGAACCGGGAAAATATACAGTGTCATTCCGGGTAATAACATGCACTACCGCATCAGCAGTCGGCGTCCTTTTTCTTTCGGCATAGAGACCACTAATGAACTTCAGATTCTCTCCGTACAGAGTCGGGTTTGTGGTCAAGCCATAGCTGTCATTCTCCTCCGCCAACCCAAGCAGACGACCAGCTGTCCATAATTCACCTCTGGTCATATACTGTACTGGTTCGCTCTCATAAACCTGCCGGAACATCAGAATATGGCCTCTGCTGTGATGGTGACATCACCCAGCGCACCGGTCGATGGAGCAATATAATCAACTGCTGCAATCCCTGCGGAATCGGTACGGGATTGCAGATTCCCTAGCGCGCCGGGGTCGCCGGGTTGCAGTGACCAATCTATCAGCTCATTGTGACATGGCTCACCAGCATCTCCGGTAAGTTGCACCGTGTAGGTGGTTACAAGCCCCCTGGCGGGAGTTGTTCCTGCCGGATTGGATAGTGCGTGAGGTTTTGGCGTGGTGGCATAAATCTCCAGCTGGGCATTGGAAGTCAGTTTCACCCAGACGTTAAAACGCGGGCTGTACCATGCGCCAAGATTGCTGCCAATAAATGATCGTTCAGGGGTACCCTGTTTCAGGATGTGGTTATAGTAAACAATGGTGCCGTTCGGGTAGGTGATGGCGAATACATCCAGGTCCCTGGTAATTGACCAGGCCGGTTTGCCCCCCATGTTTATTGGAAGATCAGAAAAAATGAATTCATCCAAGCCGCCACTGCCGTCCAGAGGCCATTGCCGGATAACCCGATACACGCTTCCGAAACTGCCTGCACCGATAAACCGGTCGCCTAATCGTACCCTCTGATAGTCGTAACTTCCCGGCCCCAGTTCCTTGTCACCATAAGTACCAGAGCGTTTATCGTACCTCCACATAGAGGTATTAAAAGGGTCATTGGTAATCAGATAAACACCAGGCAGATTCTTCTCAAGGTCGATAAGCAGGCTACCGTAGTGGTTCCAGCTCAATTCGGTAGCCGTCCCATCCAGTTGAACCAACCAGGTCTTTTTCGAGGTTAAATTGGATGCGGAAACAATCAGCCCGACATCATCATCGTAATAATAGTTGTCTGGATCAGCTGATGACCCCTGCCACAATGGAACGGCATCAAGGGTCAGGATATCAAACGGGCCTGCGAGTATCTCAAGCACCGGCGGTTACCTCGATAGTGATCGCATCTCCAGGGGTGCCGGGTACGTATTTAGCCCCAGCCAGGCCTGTTTCATTGGTTCTGTTTGAGAACGGGGAAAGGGTACCGGAGCCGGTAAGATTCCAGCTGACCGACCGGTTGGGCTTGCCCTGGTACACCACGATGCACGAGGCATTTTCGCGGATCTGTTCCGGGTAAGCAGTCAAGGTAGCCATGTTTAACGAATCCCCACTGCCACGCGCGCCAGTTCGCCTTCCAGCCAATCTCGCATGGTGATACGCAATGCGTCGGGATGCAGTTGTACCGTCATGCTGGTGGGGGAGGAAGATTGTCCAGTCGTCAGTACAGGAGCTGCTGAAACCATGCCGCCTTCAGCATAGCCCATGCGCGGCCTTGCTGATACCGGTGCGCCCTTTGTAAGTGCATGCAGATTATCCAGAGCACGTACTCCCAGACGGCGAACCGCATCTGCAGAAAATACATACTCCCCGGCATGCACCACGCCCGCCGGTTGATATTTGCCGCCGGGACCGGTGTATCCACCTTCTGCAAAGCCGAATGCACGGAACAGGCCGCCAAACATGGAACCACCACTGCCGGAGGAAAACAGACTACCGAGCGAAGAAAACAGGCTGGAAATACCATTTTTGAGGGAAACAAGAAAACCACTCAACTGATCGCCCAGGCCGTTGAACAGATCGGAAAACAGCCCGCCCTGACCACCTGCACCACCTCCTACTCCGCTTTTGAAAACACTGAAGAAGGTTTCTGTGAGGCCGCCGGCCAGGTTGTTGGTAAGTGCCTTGAGGAAAGTATCACCAATAGCGGACAGCATCTGATTGATGTTGCCCTGTCCTTTGGCCACCCGGTAAAGGCCATCTGCAAAAGACTGGTGCACGCCACGCGCGACACTCTCAAAGATCTGATCTTGCCGTCTGAGTGCTTCCTCTGCCTGTCTGCGTAGTTCGTTATTGGCCTGTATCTTCCCTTGCAGCTCCAGCAGGCCGTTGATGTCCTCGATACCGCGTTTCTGCGCTTCCATCATCATCATGGCGGTTTCGCGCTGATCGTTTGACAGGCCGGACAGGAATACCTCTCGCTGAAGATCGTCGATGAATTCTTTCTGATCAGCCAGCTTGGTGCTGTTCAGTGCATCAATCTCATTGGCGACCTGGGCGCGCTGATCATTCAGTGCACGTTCTGCAAGCGTTTGGCTAGTAGTAAGCTCAACCACTTCGGCCATGGCCTTAAGGCGATCAGCCTCATCGGTGCCGGGAGCGAAGATGATGGCCTGCCTGGCTTGCTTCTGTCGTTCCAGCTCTGCGATTTCCCGGTTGGTCAGATCTGTTTGCAGCTGGGTAAGTTGTTGATAATAAGTGCCCGCATCAATGGCTTTGCTCTCGAACAAAGCACGAGCATTATCCATCTCGCGTTTTGCCTGGTCATCCTCCAGACGTTTAACCTGCTGGAATAGGGTATCTTCCAGGCGCTTTCTTAACTGTGCCAGATCGTTTGCCCGCTTCATGGCACCGCGAGCAGATCCACTACCAGCTCCGGATGGAGGAGGCGTTCCATCACCCGTACCACGCCGCTGTCCATTATCCGGGCCAGGTTCAAAATTCAAGCCAGCAGATGCTTTTTCAAGATCGGCCAGCATTTCCACAGTTAGCCTTCGCAGTTGTTCGCGTCGAGCGGTAAAGGCGCTCAGATCCCCTGTCTTGAGTAAATCCCAGAATGCGTCAAAGGTTTGCGCTGCTTCACCTGCATAAATGCCAAGTGATTGTGTCAGACGGATGGCAGGGGTCAGAAAATCTTTGATGAGGAATGTTCCGGCCTTGGTCAGGGCAATGGTAGCTGGCGCCAGAGCTTGTCCCATGGTGGCCTCTGCCTGTTTCATCTCTGTATTCAGACGGGCGAGTTGACCTTGCAAGCCCTCAGCAGCTCTAGCGGCGTTGCCGGTCTGGGCTTCGGTCTCGCGCATGATGCCGTTGACCTCTGCCTGTATTTTCTCCTGCGTGGTCAGCTGCTTAACGCTTTTGCCGACCTCGTCAGCGTATTCTTTCCACAAGATGGAAACGTTTTTAGTGACGCCGGCGTTATCTACCAGGGTGGAATTCTCATTCTTCAGCCCCTCGGTTGCAGTAACAACGGCCTCTCCCATGGTCAAGTGCGACTGGCGATTGAACGCGGCAGCATCCTTCAGCCGGTTGAGCGTGGAAACTGCCTCGTCAATGTTGTAGCCACGGGACAGCAGGTTCTGTAATGCCTGGCTTGCTTCTTGTGTGGAGATCAGGCCATCCGCTGCCAGTTTTCCGGCTTCCTGCATTGCGCGGCCAATACCGACACCGCTGAAGTTGGCCACCGACTCCAGCCCGCGAAAAGCAGATTCTGCCTTGGCAAACTCTTGTACGCTGCTGCGCGCAAACCCGGTAATTGATCTCAGGCTGAACAGCCCTGCCAATGTCCTGACCAGATCCTTGGCGACCGATTGAGTCTTGAGCATGCCATCCCGCAGGCGGGAGGTGTTGTCTGGGACGGAACGCGCGCCCGTCTTGGCAACATCGTCCAGACCTTTGCCAAGATCGCGAATTTCATTCAGTCCATCGACCAGAGCCCTGATCTTGATATTCAGTTCACTGCTTTGAGCCATGCTATTTTTTCCAGAAAATCAGAAATGCTTGAGCCAGGCTTTCCAGCCTTTCTCGTCGGCCATCCCGGCGCGAGTGGCAATCGCCATGGCCTTCAGGCGCTCCTGCTCCAGTTTTGTCAGTGCTGGGGAATAACGCCTGACTTGCGCCAGTGTCATTTCCAGCACGCTACCGAGGCCAGCCTGCCGGAAGGTTATATCGAGCTCTGCCCATCCGCATGATTGTGCTGCTCTGCCATGGATACGATGCGGCCGACTCCCTGCTTGATCTCCGGCAGCACCTTCTGGATAAAAAAATCCACGTTCACCTCGACCACGGCATTCCCCAGCTTGATCAGCTCATCGATGTCAAGGTTATTTACAAACTCAACCTCGCGCCGGATGCCAATTGCCACCGCACGAATCACAGTGTCAGTGTGATTCATCAGTAACGTGGAGATATTCAGATCTGCCCAATTCTGGCCAACACCTCCGCCCAATGCTTGCAGGAGAGGGGCGATCGCCTGTGCAAATGCCGTTAGTTCTTTGACTTTGATCGGTGTCACTGCGATCACCTCGCCGGCTACGGATACCTCGATCACTGGTGGTATCAGATCGTCCAGATCAGAGTGAGACACATTGTTTTCCATATTCATCTGGCGTTACGCAGCCTTCAGGATCTCGATATTGCCAAACTGCCCCAGCACCGGATCAGCGGTCGGCGTATTTGCCATCAGCAATTTGCCCTCGATCGCCAAGGTAGTAGCTTCTTCACCGAGGAAATTAAACTCATCCGTCGGGCTGAAAGCGATGCGCGGCAGCAGCACTCGCACGCGGGTATTGTCTGCCGTGGAAATGCCATCGAACCGGATCGCTTTAATAGCATTGGAAATCGAAAACGGCTTGATGTTCTCATGGCCGGCATAGGTGTAATCGATCTTGAATGGCTGGGTGTACGCAGCCAGATCCAATATCTTGATGCGGCCGTATTTGGCATGCGAAATTTCATAATCAGTATTCAGCACCAGTGTGGCTGGGGTGACATTATCAGAATCCTTAATCGTGACAGCTGAGATGTCCGGATATTTGGTATGGTAAAAACCATTGACGGCCATAGTCGGCATAGTTTCACCCGTGACCGCGCTGCCAGAGACAGTTGCCGCAGTACCATACAGCGCCATGGCCAGCATATTTTCATCAAACTCTTGCATCTCCAGCCGGATGGTGCCTTCCTTACTGGTTTCATATTCCATCAAGGTCAGCCGGCTGCCAGAGCAGGATTCCTTGATTTCTGACGTCTCGCGCGTCAGCGAAAGGCTCAGCACGCGGTTACCGCAGCCAATCGCTACCTCATTTTTTACCTTGTAAGTAGTCTGATCATAGTCGCCAATGTAGATCGGACCTTGCCCAACAATCACCATATCCATGCTGTTAATCTCCTAAATTATCTGCTCAGGGTTGGAAATGTTCTTAAATTCAACCTTGTAATTCATTTTCGCCATACCGATCGGCTGTTCCCCTTCCCCAAAAATATCGATTCCAGTCGATTGCAAATCTGGCCAGCTCGGGGCGATCGTCTGGGTGGCAGCAAGTGCTTTCTCGATTTTGGCGCACTGCACATCCAGCGCATCATCCACGCCGGTTTCTGCCTGGGCATATACCCGGATGACAAGATCAATTGTCCGTGTGGTGCGTGGGCTGCACCCGGATCGGTTCCCACCAATGAATGGATCAACCGTATCCAGATCGGTGGTAATCACCGCGCAGGGTAGTTCAGTTTGTGTGATCTGCTTGTCCCGATTGACGAAAGTGGTAATGCCTGCGCCCTGTACCACCGCTTTGATCTTGTCCCGCAACTGTTTACGAATATGGGCCATCAGGATGATTTCCGCAGTTGCAGTAACACCAGGCCGTGACCATCCGGCTCTGGCGCACCGGCTACCTTGTAGGCGGTGCCGTTGATGGTGACGGACGTGCCATCGGCGATGGCGGGTACGTCCGAGGATTTGCACAGCAGCGTGGGGTCACTGCTCCCGACCAGATCGATGCCGGTGTATGCGTTATCGAACAGCCCGACGATGGTCGCGCCATTGACAACAGCATTGACATAGCCCGGGGTGTCGTCATTGATGAACACGTCCAGATCCTCGACGAACGCCATTATTCGCCCTTGCTGCCGGCTTTTACCCGCGCCTCATCAGCAGCCTGTACCGCTCTTTCGATGAGTGGTGCCTCCCGCTTGCTGCCGGTTTCCGCCGAATGGGCTTTCGCTTTAGCGGCGGCCGGTGGTGAGTCCGTTCCGATCCGTGCTGCCAGTGACTTGGGCAGATCACCATCGTATTCAAACGATTCGCCGGCCTTGAACTGCACCGGCGCCACGATCCGGAATCGGCCGTCGTTCAGCTTATCCAGATTGTGTGCCCTTGCCGCGGCCTGCTGCGCTGTCAGCCCGAGTACGCCAAACTGCAGCGTCACGGGCCGGGTTGCGGTGTACTGTTCCATGGCTATCCTCAGATCAGGGTGACCAGGCAGGCTTTCTTCCAGTCGCCATACGCTGCCGCGCGTTCGGTTTCGACTGAAACCAGGCATTCGTCATTTTTCTTGCAATGTTCCGAATCCAGCCACAACGTTTCCATCAGCAGGCCATCCAGGTTGTAGCCGGGGGCGGCATTGTTGGGTTTGCGCTGCTGACGGACGACGGGGCGCTGCGTTCCCTGGGTGGAGAACAGGGCGAATTTGTCTGTCCAGCTGGATAACCGGGGGCTGGCCTGCACACGGAAGCGGAAGGAATCCTGCTCGAAGATGACGTTGGTATCGCCGCCGTCGATCGAGCTGGCACGCAGTGCGGACAACGAAGCCATGAGCAGTGAGGGCGCAACCAGCACGATGAACTCGTTCATGTCTTCATTGACGTATTCGCCCCGGTCATCCTTGAATCCGATCATTTGCTGAACGCCAGCCATGAGGGCGTGAACCATCTCCCCGGCAGACGGTGCAGTCACCGTCCCGTGATTGCTGACGGGATAAGTGGAAATATCGGCTGAGATATCGTTGCTCTGTGCGCCGGAATCGCCTTCTTCATGATCAGTATCAAAGAAGAACTGGCCGTCATAGCACACGCTGGCTTCGCCGTTGACGAGCAGCGGGGCAATCAGGCTCCACCAGTGGGCGGTGGTGCGGTCTGCCAGTTCATTCACGCGGGTTTGCACCTGGGTGGTTTTATCGTAAATGATGTGTTTTTTAGGCAACGTGATACCGCCCTGGTATTCAACGTTTTTGATTTCCCACTCGGTCGCACGCAATTGAGAGAATTTCTTCTCGCCGCGCTTTGCCGTCATCTGCGGCACCATGCCCAGCCATGCGTAATTCTCGCTGTCCTGATCGGATTCAAATGGCGTGGTGGCGATGGCATCAATGAATGAGCTGGCGGTGTTCTGCTGCAGCCGTTCGTAGAACATGCCGATAACGCTGCGCTCGGTAATGATGGGTGCTGTCATGATCTTTTTCTCCTGTGTTCCTGGTTAGTTTCCGAGCCGGCGGATAAGAGTGTTCACCTTGGCAGCGAGGGATGCGATTGCATTCTTGGTGTCTGCATCGGAGATGCTCGCAAGGGTGTCGGATGCCGCTCCGGTTGTGTTGTCTGTCAACTCGGTGACCACCCCGCGGGTTGCGTTGAATTCGACGATGCCGAACCCGGTACCAATCCATGCCACGACATGGCCGATGCGGGTATTGCTGCCTTCGGTGAGGGTGAAGGTGTCGTCATCGGAAGCGTAGACATCCTTGCCGACATCGGTAATAGCCAGGCTGCCAATCGCCAGTTTGACGCGACCACGGGTACGGCAGCGGACAGACTCGCCACCTGATCCGCCGGTTGCGTTATCCGCCCGGTAGTCGGCAAAACCGCGAAACGGATCGCCTGCCTGCAGGGGTCTGGCGTAGCCGGAGCCGTTATCGCCGACGGCTGCACCCTGGTAGATGATGTCTGTCGCGATCACCGGAAAATCGTGAAAATCTCCCTGGTAGAAATCACGCGGCTGGTCTGCTGCTAAAGTTGCCATGATTCAGTTCCTTTTATGTGAGTGATCTGGTGTTCGATGCTCAGTGGGTTTTCGTGTTTTCTTCCACCTGCCGGTAAGCCAGGTAAGTATCGAATCGCTTGAATTCGTTGCGCACGGATTCGCTGGCATCCCATTCGGCTTTGGCACGATCTGCCAGCGGCAGGCTGCTGTTGTCTGCTGCGGCCACTTCAACGGCCGGCACAGGTGCATGCGGTACCGGTTGCGGCGCATTGGCTCTGAAATCAGTCAGATGATCTGCCCGGATTTTCTTCTCGGCCTGGATAATGGCCATGGCCACATCCTGCCCGGTGGATTTGCCATCGAATTTCATGCTGGCTACCAGCGGTTCATGCCCGGGCAGGCAGGCGCCTTCACATCCCTGAATGCGGGCGCGTTCAGCATCGGCACCTTCCTGCATCAGGGCAGTGACGATTTCCGGGTAGTCCTGTTTCAAGGTATCGATATCCATACGCACTGCTTCCGCTGCGGCCACTTGCGGCTGAGCGGGTACGGGTGCTGCGGTCTGTTCAGTGTTTTTCATTGGCCAGGCTCCTGTTGCCATGTGTGAGAGGGTTGTTTCGAGACTTGCGACGCGGTCGATCATGTTGCGTTTCTTTGCCTGCTTTGCGAGGAACACACGGCCATCGGCCATATCTTCCAGCACGGTTTCCGGCAGCACACCACGATTGACAGCGACTGCATCCACAAAGATGGTGTAAAGCTGATCCACCTGCGACTGCAGCATTTCAGCGCCTTCTGCCGATAGCGGGGCATAGTGGCTGGCAATGCGTTTGTATTTCCCGGCGCTGATTTCAGTAGTTTTAATTCCGGCGGCATCTTGCGCCTTCGATATATCGGTATGGCTGGTCACCACGCCGATCGATCCGATCTGAGTGGTTGCGGATGCGGCGATGACTTCAGTGGCTGCCGATCCGATCCAGTAAGCTGCACTGGCCATGAGGCCATCCGCAAACGCCACCACCGGTTTTATTTTGCTTGCTTCATGGATGAGTTCCGCCAGCGTTTCCGTGCCATCCACCGTGCCGCCGGGGGAATCGATATGCAGCAGGATGGAACGGACGCCGGCATCATCCAGCGCGGAACGAATGTCGCGCTCTGCCAGCTGGCTGGACGCCCCGCCGGAGATCTCCATCATGAGGTTCATGCGCTTGGCGATGACGCCATGAATGAGGATGACGGCCACGCCATCGCGGATGACATAACCCTGATTATCACGCTCCAGCGATTTGCCCAGACGGGCTTCTACCGCAGCGATGTCTACTTTCTCGCCGCGGACATGCGTAGCGTAAACTGCTTGAATTTCCAGCAGTTTTTCAGGAATGATTGCCCAGGGGGCAGTGATGATGTCTGAAAGTTGCATACGTCCATCCTGTTGGGAATGGACGTACCATACAGAGTTATTTGTCTCATTTTTAGGGGGAAATGAGACAATTTTTATTTCGCTAGCCCTGCTGCGGCAATGATGGCGTAAACGGTTGTTTTTCCTGCGCTAATCCGGCTGATTCCAGCATGACCTGTTCCTTGGCAAGCTGAGTGACATTCGCCTCCCAATCACCGCCATCGTAGGCGATGCTTTCTTTCTCCCGTGTGCTGATGCCCAGGTGGATGCGTTTTTCAGCCGCGTTGACTTCTTTCTCCGGATCAATGCTGCCGGGGCTGTCTCCAATCCAGATGACGCGCGTCCAGGCCTGTCTGATTCTTGGGTCGGAGAAAAACCCGGGGGCAGCGATGCGGCCGGAGGCGATGGCTTCCTCGAACCATAGTTCCTTGATCGGTTCACAGAAGTAGGTGGCCATAAAATCCCGTCGCACACGCACGAAGCGCCAGAAATCCAGCATGGCGGCACGGCTGGCTGAATAGGAACTGGAGAAGTGTTTGATCAAGACTTCAAACGGGATCTCCAGTACCGGCCCGATTTGCTTGAGCATCGAGAGGAAGAAAGGATCGTAGTTGGCATTGGGCCGGCCAAGGCTGGGCACGTCCACGCTTTCGCCCGGCAGCAAATTGACAGCCTTGCCTGGGCCGTCCAGATCGGTATTGACGCTGCCATCCCAGCTGGATGCGCCCTGGATGTATGTGTCTGCGCTTTGGCCATCAAACAAAGTTTGAAAGGCGTCTGCATCCATCTTGATGAAGATGGCCAGGGCGGCGGAGATGACGGCGGCCTGCAGTTCGGCTTCCGAATAGCGGGAAAGCTGCTTAAGGTGTTCGATGACCGGGGCGAGATACGGTACGCCGCGCACTTGCCCGGGCCGGCGTCGCTCAAACAGATGGATGACATTGCGCCGGCCATTCTTGCCCCAGGCGTCTATCTCGATCCATTCGAGCTGACCGGGGCGCGCTGCACCGGGGTGTTGCCGGGTGATGTCGTATCGCATGGGCGCACCATTGCTGTCGAGTGTGATGCCGGCGATTTTGCTGCTGGTGTCCCGTGCGTGGTTGCGGTTGGTGAGGCGGTCCGCTTCGATCAGTTGCACGGTCAGGGTGTAGGGGATGTTGCGGCCGGTGATGACCGGGGTGATGGCAATGACATCGCCCGATTCCAGCATCGAGCGTAGGGCCAGTGCCTGCAGCCCGTAGAAGGTGTTGATTCTGGCGGCATCGCAGTCTGTGCTCTCACACCACAGCATCCATTCTGATTCGACGTTGCGCTTCCACGCATTCGCGGTTTGTTCGTCCATGCCCAGCAGTTTGGCATCTGGGTTGGATTGCATGGATAACCCGGTGCCGATGACGTTGGTGACCAGGGTATTCAATGCAGCACCGCCGATCGGGGCATTACGCGCCAGGTCACGCGAACGGGCACGCAGAACGGGCAAATCGTGAATGGTATCCTCGTTGGCATCACCCGCGTAAGGGTTCCAGTTGCGCAGAGCAGCACGGCGGGATGATCCGCCGTTGTAGCTGCCGGCAAATGCCAGGGCCGAGCGGTATTTCATGCGTTCAAGCGCCATGCGCGGTGATAATATGCCAATGGCTCTGTCTATAATGTTCTGTTTTGTCTTATCCATCAATTGCTTACCAGTTTGGAGATACGATTCTGGAACGGCCACGCCCACTCGCCCGGGCAGAAAGCTCCTGGACGAGACCACTCCAGTATTTGATCCCATCCCGTATATGTATCATATTCACTCTTGTAAGTTGCCTGCCGCCGATCATGTACGATTGCCCTTCCAGGACCTTGCTTTCAGCTTCGATATATTTCGCAAGTTGGGCTTGCGCCTGCTCCAACGTGATTGCTGCCATGATTCCTCCTGATCGTCGATTACGGTTGCGGTGACATTACTCTGTTTTTTGTCTCATTTTCAGGGGGAAATGAGACTATTTTTTCAATTTAAGCAGGCGGTAGACCTGCGCCCGGCTAATGCCGGTTTTTCTGACCACTTCCTTCAACGGTAGCCCTTTGGCCAGCGTCTGCAGCGCCTGTTCTCTCATTTTGTCCCGGCGGCGACATCTGAGAATGTAAGGTTCTGTTCCGCCCCATGCCTGCCGGATCTGCTGTTCCACTTCGTTCAGTCTGGCGGCCGGTTCGCTGCCTGAGCGGATGTTCAGGACATCCATCACCCGAGAGATCATATCTTCCACGATGTCCATGCCATGCCTCAACCACGCCCCCACTGGCCGCCCAGTGTGATCTTGCCGGGAGCCGATGGCGGCGGTACATCAGGCGGATTGTCCGGTTTCCCGGCACCGCTGCCACCGCCAAACGTGAACAAGCCAGGTTGTTCGTAGATCGTTCTTCTGCGTTCCCAGTATTGCGGATTCGGATCTCCCCTCGTGTTCATGCCGATTTTGACTTGCTTGTGATGGCCGATTGCCCATGCATAGCACACCGTATCAATCGGCTCATTCCGCAGGTATTTCACGCCCTTCTTCTTGACGTAGCGATTCAATCCCGGATCGAATGTTTCAGAAAGCAGGCCATCGAAGTAGGATTCATCCAACCCTTGCGGGAAGTGGATGATTCGTTCATCCGCCGGCAGGTTGCCATCACTGGCGATCGTGGCGTAAATATAATCCTTGCAGTATTCTGTACCGATGTTCCAGAGGGCATGGCCATTGCGGATGATGGAGCCACGGAGCGTTTTTTCCGGATAGGATGGGGTGGATGATATAGCTCTGCCCATTCGGGTGGTAGCGCCCTGTACGGCGAAGACGGGCACCCTGAGCGTTCTGCGGGCGACGAACTTCTTCACTTGTTCGCCACGGTGTCCGCGTACGTCGATCGCACAGGCATCGATCTGCATGGGGTAGCCGCACTGGTTGATCAGCGATGTATTCAACCAGGATTCCAGTTTGTCCCACGTTTCGTTCCTGGTGGTATCGCCATGGATGGTGTGCCATTCGATGATCCACAGACGGCCGTCACCCCAGCCAAGCAGCTTGACTGCGAGCCATTGATCCTGGGTATCCACACCGGCTGTCAGCGCAAGACAGCCCTCCGGAATTGTCCGTTGCGAGATGTTTTCAACGCGCTGCAGCATGTCGCTTGCGCTGATCTTGGAAGACTGATCTTCCCAGACTTCTCCCAGAGTGGTGTTGATGAAGCGTTTCAGCTTGGTTTGATCCCCTTGCGCATCCAGCCATTGCCGAACGATTTCAATCCATTTGAACCCAAGGCCATTGGAGGAGTACAGGCCATTGATGGCATAGCCGCGCACCGGGCGATTGGGATGAGCCGGGATCCACTCTCCACGTTCCAGCATCCATGTTTTATGGCTTTCGTCGAATTCTGCGCCGCAGTGTTCGCAGATGTACCAGGCACGCTCGACAGCATCATCCCATTTCAGGTTGGACCATTTGAGCGTTTGCAGCTCATCGCAATGCGGGCAAGGCACGTGGTACCGGCGCTGATCCGAACTGAGGTATTCGGATTCGATCCGGCTGGAATCCTTGATGGTTGGCGTTGATACCAGCAGCACCTTCCTGCGCGGAAAGGTCTTGGTACGTTCATCGATCAGTCCGAGTGGATCACCTTCTGAGCCGGCTTCCCAGGGGAAACGATCTACTTCATCGCAGACGACATACCGGATCGGCATGGATGACAGGGAGGCCGGACTGTTCGCGCCACCAATGACCATGACACCACCTGGGAAGTCTTTGATGTCTTCCGCATTGCTGGAGTCCCTGGAGCGCTTTGCATCGAAGATTTCTGCCAGAGCATGGGTTTCTGTCAACATCGGATTAAGTCTCTGCTTTACCCAGCGTTTGCGCACTTCCAGCGTAGGCACAACGACCAGGGTGGGCGCCGGGGCATGTTCCATGATGTAGCCCAACCAGTTCAAAGCGATCTCCGTTTTTGAACTTTGAGCAGAGAACTGCAGCACGATCCTTTGCACATGGCTGGACGCGGAGAGGCTATCCATGACTTCCCGAGTGTAGGGCACGCGCGATGTGCGCCAGTTACCCGGCTCGCTGGATGATTTGCTGGACAGGATCCGATTTGCATCTGCCCATTGCGAGACTGTCAGTTTTTTTCGCGGGTAGATTCCGCGTGCAAAGGTTCGCGTGTATTGGATCATTGCATTCTGTTGATGTGATCAGCTGCCTGCTTCAGCGCTTGTTCGATTTGCTCGGTCAGCATGGCGTGTACTCGCTCGATGTCAGTTTCCCCCGCAATCACGGCCGCCATACTGTCAGGGATTCTTTCCAACGACGTGCGCAAGATTACCGCCACGTTCATCCAGTCTCGTTCTACCGTGGAACGCTCGACCAGTTCACCCATCCGAGTTTCATAGTCAACCTTCGCTTGCAATGCCAGGTAGTGCTCCTTCATCGCCCGCGATTCCTGGAAATTGATATTCGCAGGAGTCTCGCTGGTCAAGCCAGGATCACTTCCGCGGTTTGCTGCATTCCGGCGTACAACGTCATCACGACGCGGGTCAGCGGTTTCTGCAATCCGCTTCTTGCTGGCTTCAACATCAACCAAACCATCTTCCGTAAATACAAGCCTGCCGGCGTTCTTCAGATGCGTTACAGCAACATCGCTGAACCCGAGCATCTTTGCGAATTTGATCTGTTTAACTGCGGTCATAAATGTATAAATCCAATAGAATCAATACTATATCCTAAGCATGCCCCGGAACCACACCCTAGTGCCATAACGGGGTTTTCATTACCCTTCAGGAGAGGGCCTCCGGGAGTACCTACGCCAAAATGAGGTAGCAATGGCATGATTCAACGATTGATTAAAAACGAATTCCAGGTCACGCTCGATGATCATGTCTGCGATCGATGGCAAGTCGAAATACCTGCGATACACTGCTTTGTTAACGAACATCAGGATAGGCTTGATCGACTTTCCTACACTGAATCCTACTCTCGACCAGATTCCCGGATGCAGCCTGCTCTTGTCGCCTACCCGTATCAGGAAGAAATTGAATGACTGCGCACTCTGGTAATTTTTTCGCCTGTGACGCCGCCCGAAGGCAGCGCGGCTCTTGGTAGTCATGTTCGCCCTAAACCCTGACTCCTGGAATGCCCTGAAATACGCGAGCAGCTGGACGATCAGCCCCCTGGGCATATTGCCGTATCCATCCAGTGTTACTCCCTCTCCTGGCACGGCATACATGCCCTTGGGCAAGATACCTGCCTGCTGCATCAATCCCTCGAATCCTTTCCCTCGGCGCTGCCCACCCGTGAATAGGTGCCCCAGCACCTGATCCGGCCCGAACATCCCGCGCTTGGTAACCATTGCCGTATCCTTCACCTTCACGGTTGCCACCGGATTTTTATTACTCCTGGCATAGTCAACCCGCATCATGTTGAGCGCGTACCGTGTCGGCCGGTCGAGTGAGGGTATCTGCTTCGTTTCCATGTGGAGCTTGGTATTCTCAGCCAGCTTATTCGCTGTCAACCGCAGTGCATACGGAATCTGCTGCTTGCGAACCTGATCAAACTCCTTCGCAAGGCGCTCAATTTCTTTCATATCGATCTCTATTTTTGCCATCCCTACTTCTCCTTTGCTTGAGTTCCCACTATGCTCGCATCGCCAGACAAAGCCGTTACCACCCCTTCACTGCGTTTGCCCAGCTCCCGGCCACCTTCTGCCACGTACACCAGCTTCACCTCATCTCCAAACACTTCCCGGTACTTATCTGCCACAGCACAACAAAATGGAAACAACCTTCTTACTTCTTCTTTATTCATCTCATCTCTTTTTTAAAAAAATGTGGTTGATATATAAAAATAAGATGGTTACGTGAAAACATATAAGTTACGCGGGTGGTTACGCCTAAGATGCCCGTAGTTACGTGAGTTACGCGGTTACGCGGTGTTTTTTACTTTGCATTAAATTCATATCAGTAATATGTCTATAGTTATTAAGTTATGTATGCATACACTCATGTACGCGCGCGGGGGATTTCGGCGTAACCCACGTAACCACGCGGGTTTCAGGCGTAACCGCCGCGTAACTTCCGCGTAACCTGCGTAACTGCGCGGGTTTCAGATCGCAAAAAATGCCAAAAACATCAAGCACCCTCCTTTGAGCCAGTAAAACTGGCCAACCTTTCTTCAAAAATGTTCATCAGATTTGCCGCCCACGCTCCCTCAGTAACTCCTTCGGGACGGTGATAATCCGATGGAATCCACATTCGGACAGCACGTTTGCCGCTCACACTATCGTCGAGCTTGATCACTTTATAATGCAGTGGTGGTCCTTTGTTTGGCATTCTGGATCCAATCAGCGCCGCACTCTTGATCAATGACTTTGAAAAATGTTCCTGGATTGGAGGAAACCGCTCACCGGTCAACCCGCACCAATGGCGAAAAGCACGATATAACTGCCCGGCAGAACATACCTGTAGCGGGAGAGGGAGATAACCCCTCAGCCATTCGCGGAGAAATCGATCAGCCGGCTTGAGCCCAAGCTCTATGAGGTCGATCTTTGCAGTGGTCATCAGCGGCAAAGAGAACTCGGAATAACCATCAAGATCATAATCAAGCAGATAACGATAAAACGCCTCAACACTGCCTTTTTCAAAGCTGGCAGCCACCCGCGTATACAAAACATCATCCCGCCCCGGCGGCGTGTAGACCACGAAATAGCGCCGATCACCATCCTCCAGCGCCAGGGGTTGGTGCTCATTCGACAAAAACACCACGTTGATATGATTGGCCTCCGTGCGCAACGGCAACATCTTGGCATTGATCTGGATCGTCTCCCCGGTAATGAATGCCTTGAGCTTGTTTTTGTGGTGATAAAGCTCCTGCCTGGCTACCACCTCATCGCCAATCAAAAACAACTTCTGCGAAGCCCAGTCGTTGAACTTATCCTCCAGCTGATCCTGTCCAACAACAAGCGCATAATGGCCATAAATCCGGGTAAATATCTCAAAGAACAGGTTTTTACCCATCCCTTGCGGACCATGGAACACCAGGGCAGAACGCATCTTCGTACCCGGCCGCTGCAACGGCAGCGCCAGCCACTTCAGTACCCAGTCGATCACATCTGCCACGTCCTGTTTAGACTCAGCTGAATCCGCGCACAAATGTGCCAGCAGCTCAATAATCACGGAGCAATCCCCTTTCCGGGGGCGCATCTCAAACCCGCGAAACAGATTGATCTGCGAATCAGCCGTCTGGCACGAAGGATCGAACACCAGCTGATCCGGCATGATCATTCGACGCCTTTCCGAATTCAGCCACATCTTCACGTAACCCGCCCCAAACGCCAGCCGCAAGTGATTGACCTTGACAATCATCCCGTGGCGCAAGTCGTAGCAAGTATCTGTGCCGTAGATCAATGCGAAATGATCTTTCAGGATGGCGTACTTATCCCAATCAATCTCTTTCTCCTTGTCCTTTTTGGCAGATTGCTTGGGTTTGTCCGGTTTTTCATTCACCTCACCAGAGGGAGGGGGAGATACCTTTTCTTCATCCGTAAAATCAACTACCTCAGCCGCAGACCGGATCAAAGACAGCAGCGCTTCCTTACTCATGCCTTCCTCGATCGCATCCGCTATATCCCAGCCGTCCGGCTTCTCACCTGGTGCAGGTATCGGCACTATGTAAAACTTCGTGGCAGGATCCAGATTGAGCAGAATATCCCGTATCCGCAGCATCGCCGCCATCCCCGGCTGCTTATGCTCCGGCAGCAGGTTGCCGGCTTTATCGCGCTTCGCATCACAATCTGCCCATACATAAATTACTTCCCCAGCCAGCCGCTGCCAATCGGATTTATCAACCGCCTTGCTACCGCCTGACCAACTTATTGATACAAAATCACCCTCAAGCACGATCCTGCCTGCATCCGTACATTTCTCGCCCTCGACCAGCAGAACAGGCTTCTCAGGGTATCGAGCAAGCTCACGTAACCCATACAGCGGACGTGGCTCAGGGAATGCCATCCAGCGCCATTCACGCTTGCCGGAGGATTCATGCTGCGCAAAAACGCACGGCAGAATCTCCTTGCCGCCATCCGATGTCTGGAACCGGTGTACCGCTCCCAGCAGCCGCCCATCCTGATCGAAATAATCCCACCGCCGATCAGATCTCCCGCGCACCGGATGCGCCACAGGAACAGGCGGTGCATCTCCCGGCACCGGCAGCACCGGCACCCAGGCAGAACGTTTCCTGGCCGGGTTTTTCGGTGGCTTTTCTTCTTTTACTGAACCGGGTGAAGGGTCCAGTGTGATTCCCAGCTGCTCTGCTACCGCTTTGGCTGCATCCAGCTGCGAAAGATGATGGATATATGCATACAGGCTGATCAGATCAGCACCAGCATCGCCGGTCGCAAAATCAGACCATACCCCGGACACCAGATTGATCGAGAACGAACCCTTGCGATGATCCGAGCGCGTAGGGTTCAGGCACTTATACTCAGCCCCGGCCATCTCACCACCCGGCAACCATTGCGGCACCAGCGCACGTGCACGGCCAAGTACAGCATCAGCGATCCGCTTGAAATCGATCTTATTATTCATTTGATAAATCGTATCCCAAGGGATACTATATGCACATGAACATAATCCAGACCACCGAGGTTTTCGACGACTGGTTCGGCAATCTGAAAGATCGCCCAGCCAAAGCTAGAATCCAGGCACGGATCGACCGTGCAGAAGATGGCAATTTCGGCGATTGTCAGCCGGTGGGTGAAGGCGTATCTGAAATGCGTATCCACACAGGCTCTGGATACCGGATTTATTTCAAACAGGTGGGCATAGAAATATTCGTGCTGCTGGCAGGTGGAAACAAGGCTACACAACAGCAGGACATCCAGGCAGCACTCGAACTCGCTCGTAAAATTGGAGGATAAACAATGGATGCAATAAAACTGAGTCGCTGGGATAGCGCTGAACATCTGAAAACAGAGGAAGACATCGACCTCTACCTCAATGCCTGCCTGGAAGAAGCAGGAGATGACGCTCGCTACATCGCCAAAGCACTGGGCAATATCGCCCGTGCACGCGGTATGACCCAACTCGCCCGCGATACCGGTCTTGGCCGCGAAAGCCTTTACAAAGCACTGTCCGGTGAAGGAAACCCAGAGTTTTCCACCATCATGAAAGTTGTCAAAGCGCTGGGGCTTAAGCTGCATATTCAGGCTATCAATCAATAAGGATTGCGGGCATCCCGCTACGTGGATAGAGGAGATAGTGAATCCACGCTGCCCGCTGGGGTTAAGGAAGTGCACCATGAGTTTTTCTGTATGGGGAATGGTCACCCTGCCCTCCCCGTCAGTAACTTTTTCATCTGATCATTCCTCCCAGACCAGTTTCTGAACTGTTTCCGGATTATTCATTGCCCCGGCTGCGATCGTGACGAGTGCGTCATACATGGGTTTGGCTACGCAGATATGGGTTTGAGGCACTACCTTTAATCCCAGCGATGCGAATATCAGGCAGGCTCGTTCCATGCCCGTATCCTCACTCAGGAAGCGAGACACAGTCGCCTCTGACAGATTGATAGATTCCGCAACGTTTATTTGTCCTGTGGATGCTGCATGCTTCAGCACCAGGGACTGATAACGCTGTGATCGAGCTTTCAATTCGGCTTTTGACTCAGCGGCCATCATCAGACCCTCATTCATATTCCAACAGATGCAAGACGTTGCAAGGCTAACGAATACGCCTTGCGTGATCTTTCACCCACACTCGCTGATACTGGTTTCACGGCTGTTCCTGTTGGGTGGGTGCAGAAGCCTCTGCTGTAATAAGAAAAATGTCGGGATGATCAAGTTTTACTTTCGATGGAATTCCTCTTGTCATCCAGTTATGGACGCGTTGAGTACCCCCTTTTTTCTTGTAGCGAAGGAGCTCAGCAACTCTTGCTGGTCCTCCAAACGATTCAATTAACTTTCTATCGGCTGACACGGACATAGTGATTCACATCTTGTGTGATAAGAATTAAGTGAATTAAACACCATGTTTAAAAATAAATCAACACTGCGTGAAACAACGTTTTGTTTACTTGAGAGAGAATGAGGGATGCACAAAAGTATGGAACGTCTATATAAAGCCGCTAAAGATCTGAAGGGGATCAGCTCTCCTTCAAACCTTGGACGCGCCATAAATGCATCACCTCAAACCATAAAAAACTGGGAAAAACGCGGAGTATCTAAAGAAGGAATGCTCGCTGCTCAACGTACTATTGGCTGCTCAGCAGTATGGATTGAGACAGGTAGCGGGGAAATGCGTATTAGTGATGGTATTGAGTTACCAACTCAGGATCCGGGGTATATCAGCCTTGATCTGCTTAACGTTGAAGCAGCAGCTGGTGATGGATGTAACGGCCTGGAATTCCCAGAAGTAGTGCAACGTATCAACGTGCTGGAATCTTGGGCACATTCCGCTCTTGGTGGAGATCTGTCACGCATTAAACTGATTACCGCACATGGAACATCAATGCAAGGCACCATTGAGAATGGAGACGTCCTATTCGTGGATGCCACTGTTCGCGCCTATGATGGAGATGGAATATACGTCATTACTCGCGGAAATGATGTCCAAGTGAAACGCTTACAAAAGCTGCACGGAAACGTGCTTGCTATCATCAGCGATAACAAAGCCTATGAAACAGAGCGTCTTACTGGAAATGAAGCAAACTCGGTAATCGTTTGCGGCCGCGTATTAGGCGCATGGTCACTTCGGAAGTTCTGGTAAACAGAATCAACTAAAGCTCAACCCGACTCTGGGGATGCCGTACTTATCTTTTACCTGATAAGTTCTGTGTTAATCCCGAGGCCGACTGGATATATTTCTACCTTAGGAGAACCGAGACCCATGAATAACTGCTTGCGATTAGACGCGTTCTTTCTTTATTGGCATCACTTTAAACAGCGAACTCCAAGGCAAGAAATCAAAATCAAGGATCGCGAGTTGCAAGCGGCATAAGCTCTCACCTTTATTTAATAAGTCTTCTTTGCCTTTCAATAATTTTATTGGATCGATATTTTTACCGAATCTTCGGTACACCCTGGCTGCGCCACGAATCGTGGAGCAACTCCCATCCCGCAGAGAAGCAAAACTGCACGGCACGAGAACCCAAAACCGCTTAAGCATGAGTACCATAATCACAGAGTATCCTCCCTCGGGAAGATTGGGGAATGCATCTCCTAGCTGTTCTGCCACACCCCGTGCCTTCAGATGGTACTTAGCACGGGTGGCGCCTTTTGTTTTTCCGGTATCGTCAGCGTCCTCAGATTCCCATTCTTTACCGTATACATCGAAGAAGTCTCGTACATTTTGCGGTGCGTGTGGCGATGAGAAACTGACTTGAAAGAGCTTATTATAGTCCTCGAGTACGAAATATACGTCCTCTAAACCTAGATCTTTTCCGACCGAAATGTCGACGATCGCCTTTAGCTGGGCGTAATACAAATACTTCATGTTTGATACATTCCTCTCGCTATCGAGCACGTAGCAGAACGATTCTGCTGAATCTGTATGCAGCTCTATTTCGAGGAAATGACGCGAATAAAAGCGATAAGCACCGAGAACGATGATCATGATTGTTCCAGCCGGAATAAGTTTCCATATAAAATCAAGGTGTTCAAGAGCCATCGACACGGTTTCCTTTGTCTACGTGAATCGCCCCGTGAATTGAGGAGGCTGATTGGTCAAAGTAAGACGGTTTGCTTTTTGAATATTTCGAGTTGCTGATAATAGCGTTGTTCAGCTTCAATGGATGGGATATTGCCGATTGATTCCAGCAAGCATTGATGGTTAAACCAGAATACTCACACTAAGGTTGCCAGTTTTACGACCGCTTTGGATTTTCACGGAGCTCTCCGGTGAATAAAGTGGATATCAACGCCTAGATGGTAAAACGTGGTCTGCCTGGGTATATCCACAATATGCGAAACTCTACAGCCTGGAACATGAGGCAAGACTTAACCGCCGCGGGCTGTGGAAACTACCGGATAAGGAAAGAGTACCGCCGTGGCTGTGGCGCAAGAGCAAATTCAAGCAGCGGAAGGCGGGATCACCAATTAACTCACACCAACCCTGATATACACAAGAGGACGATCTGGTTTGCCATTTAGGCGTTCTATAGAAGCCACAACGTCGTAATGCTTAAGCCAGAAATTAAAGTTTTCTCGCATCACACGATTTACATACCCAATATTCTGCCCACGGCAAACAACAAAAATTGCATCCCGATCCACAATATTATGCTCATCAGGCAAAAATGAGACAGGATCGCCAATTTCTAGGATTCTGGATATATCACCACGGAATACATGGCGCACCCCAGCAATTTCCATCAGAAAATCACACGGAATACATTCTTTTATGAAGTCCGGTACAAGAGAGAAACCATCACTAGGCAATTTTGCTCCGGTATATGCGAGTAGTGCCATATCAGAGTGTGTAAAAGGTGAGGGTAACCTATGCAGCGCGAGAAAGTCATCAAAATCTTCGCGGTTTCGTGGTGGCAAACGACGAATGAATGCGTTCAACACACTATCAGAGAATTCCTCTGCTTCTCCACGAAAAGCAGGGAAGCCTTTGAATCCTGCGTCTATTGCAGCTTCGTAGTCTTCTGTGCCTTGCAAGTAGCGAAAAGTTAATTCTCCGGAAGCGTTTGCCACAACCTCCCCTACTACCCGACGGGTACGAGGGTGCGCCTGTATATCAGGCGGTTGCCATGCGAGCAATAACCGTTGCGGCTCGACTATATGATTTAGCAGATTCATTCAAACAAGGATTTAAGCAACTGATGCCTACGGGTAAGTAATTTGAGAATAAATAACATTCTCTCACGAGTTAACGGCAACGGGGCGTCTAATAGCTGCAAATCATAAATAGAACCGGTCAGTTCAGCATTGCTGAAATTTAATCTACTTCCCGTAAGCTCCTTGGTTTCAGGCCACTCTTTTAAAGCTCGCTCTAGTAATTGCAAATGCCCACTTATTAATGGCTGGTCAGTAAGAGACCATTTCACGTGGTGAGTTCCCTTCAGAATATAGCGGTTGAAATTTGCAGCGCTCCAATTCCGTACTAGATCAGGAAAGCGCTCATGACCTAAGCTTGTTCCATTATCAAACAAAGGTGATAGAGTTATCGAATCTTGCTCAAATATCACTCCCCAATTGTCTTGGTGCCTATCCGTATTTCCAATAAGCGCGTCAAAAAGCAATGCATCAACCCACCATTGACGCCATCCTGACTTCAATAATCCGCTTCGGGAAAATATTCGCATAAGCAACACAATATCCACAATGTTATGTTGCTGACCATATTTCCGATCAAATCCAGTTTGAATATTTCTAACAAGATCGCCACCGAGAATAAATTGTTCTTTCCCGTCGATATAAAACCACTCTATTAAGGCAGCACAATGACCACTTTTTGTATTTGTAGCTACAAAAGCGGGTGGTACAGATACGCCTAGCAAACAACCAATACGATAAGCAATCACCTCCCCCCAAAACTGATCTGGGTAGCTTCTTTTTGACCGCTTAAATAGGTACCGCTTATTTGGAACAATGAATTTTTCATGAGGTTGGCTCGGTGCAAATACAGCCTCCTTAGCACGAGCTCCCTGAGGAAAAATAGCAAACTCAGCATCTGCTTCCCAGCCTGATACATCAATAATATCGGTCTGTACTAAAGGTCGAATCCTCTGCATCATAGTGATTAGTATTGCCCATCCTTTTTCAGAAACTCAGTTTGATGATTTACTACCACCTCCATACTCATATCTCCCTTAATCGTTAACCTGGCCTTGCAGCCATAAATCGCTAACGACTCATCCCTCCTCAACTTAACAAACAAATCCCGCCCCGCGGGTTTTTCGTTGCCTGGAAATCTACTCAGAATTAATTCAAGTGGCTAATTCTTTCTGCCGTTTTAATTGATACCCTAACTGAAAGGAGATCAAAATGACCAAAGACAGCAAAACGGTAAAACCAGGCGAGAAAGTAAAGGATTCTGGGATCTACAAAGATCAGAGTGGTAAGAAAGCCACGATGGTCAAAGGAGAACCAGCGCCACCTACAAGTGGAAAAGGGCAAACCTGGAAGCAGGTTGTGGATACCAATCCTAAAAATTAATCGGTCAATAGAGAGCTGGCCGCAGATTTTAATTCCTTGGCCAGCCTGGCTTTATTTTCCGGCGTAAGGTCAATCCCATCAATTTGCAACCGCATTCCCTCTTCGGAATGAGAAAAATGAAAAGCATATTCATATAATCCCCGTGTTTTCAAAAGCTCCGATGCCACCCTTTTAAGATCCTTAACAATACGATCTCTATTCTCAGCACTATTCTCAACATCAAAAACTTCAAACCAGAATCCGTTGTCGTCATGGAAACATCTGACGCTGTATTGGACCGGCTTTTCTCCCTCCCTATTCATTTCATCATCCCAAAGTTTTCGAGCAACACCTTATACCTCACCAGCGCTAGATAAGTTCCCCCGGGTTTTTTGTTGTCTTTTCCTGACTTTGACGAACACGAGGGTTCAATAGGATTAATGTTCCATTCAATCGAACAAAGGAGGGAGGAATGAAAAGAGATATGGATCTGGTAAGAAAGATATTGCTGAAAGCAATTGCTGAACAACACGGATATACAAACGGAAACCCTTCTATCGAAGGGGTCTCCGATGAACAAGTGGGCTATCATGTCTGGCTGATGGAGCAAGCCGGACTGGTCCATGCAATAATCCCAGGAGGGCTCACTTCAGAGAGCCCTTATGCCATTCTGGTTTCCCCGACATGGAATGGACATGACTTTGCCGATGCAGCAGTAGATAACAAGATTTGGAAGAAAGCCATGAGAACCGTCCTTAAAGAAGGGAAATCGTTCACTTTTTCTTACCTGAAGCATTGGCTGGAGTCACAAATCCCTCCCATGTAACCAGAAAAATCCCAGATCTGGAATTTATTAACTCCTCCAGATCCATAACGCAATCACGCACATTGTCTGCACCATGCTGAAGCGCAACCTTCCCGTATTCGGTAACCTGCAATGCAGCAGCGGCTTGCTTGCATTCTATTCGACGTTTCCATTCACCAATGATCTTCTCAAGGAAATGGGTATTTAATACTGTCGTGCCCACTTGCCAATTTTGATCCCATGACGCCTCATCCCTCCAGGCACTAAGATTTGAATCATCATCTGATTTTTTGAGCATTTCTGCCAGCTGCTCAACCTGAACAGGCTCAGGGAAAAGCGGCAATTCTTCCGGCAACCCCGGAATCTCCAGATCAATATCTTTCAGAAGAATCTCCAGCTTCACCACGGCGAATTTACCACCCTCTATCACAACATCTGCTTTCCTCGCACCTGCAACCATGTACTGGTCCAGAACAACCAGCGCATGACAAGTACGATCTTCATTCAGGGATTTGATCTTCAGTCGTATCGGTTTCAGTTCTTTCATAAAAACTCCTTTGGTTTTGTTTGTTGCCTGCTACCACCCGGCTACCCGCTCGCCCATTTCCTGAAGGCTGGGGGGATTCTTCTGGGTAAGAAATATCCATTCACCTATGGGCTATTTCCGTTATTCGTCAACCAAAAATCGATTTGTCAACCAGATTCCTTGGGCTTTTCCTTGTGTTTGTCAACTAGCCCTCAGAATGGGGGGGGTGATCCCTGGGGATGTTTAATATTTTAAACAAATTGTTTGACTCATATTTAAACATAGTGTTTAATTATTCACATGCAACATTAAACAGGAGCCCCCATGAACACCAAACCTTTAATCCCCTTCCTGGTGAAGCTGTACCAGTCCGACAAGAAATATCAATACACCGGGCTGTTCAGCTCAACCTTTGCCGCCATTGAAGATGCCAAGGCGCGCTTTGGTATGGGTATCGCGTTTGCCACTCCCATCAACCAAAGCAGAGGAGTGAAAGCATGAAAACAATCCTGACAAACCTGATCATCGCTGCAATAGCTGCCACGGTTGGAATAGTGATGATGGATGTATTCCTGTCAATCATGGAGCAGTTCGATCTGATCGGAAACTTGCTCGAAAACACAGGCAGGAGGTAACCAAATGACTACCAGAGAGGAGTTTGAGAAGTTTGTCGGTTCATTGTGGGACTTCTCGCTAAACAGCGATGGTGAATATCAAGAGCTTTACGTTGCTGGTGCCTTTGCTGCGTTCTGTCAAAAACAGAAGGAAATCGACGCACTCAAGGCTGAGATTGAGAGGCTGAAACCAGCACAGATACTACCACTATCAATCTCTAGGCAACTGCTCGGAAAGATAGTCGATGAAATTTTCGACGGCACGATTGAGGACTGTAGCGTTATTGAGGATATTTATCGGGTTATCGCTGCTCACCACCGGGAGCAGCCATGAATAATTTTCTAGCGTTTATTGGATGCATCGCATTAGTTCTATTTTTTCTGGCTATCTTGTTCCATGGAAAGGTAGAGCTGCAGCTGGACAGCACAGACGATCATGTCACAGGGAAACGATCTGGGATGAGAATTCTGGTAGATCATGAGACCGGCCTGCAATACCTGAATACGTTTCCAGGTGGCCTAACCCCACGCCTTGATGCAGATGGAAAGCACATGCGCACCACCGACGAGGAGGTGACGAGATGAACAAAGAATCTTTCACCTATTATGCTGAACGAACTGCAGTAATCGCCCTGCTTGCTGGCATTACCTGGCTGGTCATGATCATAGTAACCGCACCTGATCGCAATGAGAAGCCAGAAGATTCTATTGGCGGAGATATATGCATCACTGATGATGCCCCTGAATACGTCGCTTTCGGAATTCCTTATGACGAACTGTTCCCACCCGGCTATGAGTACGGCAAGGATGGTGAAATCATCACAGACCCACTGCCAAAACCGACTACGCGCCACTCAACAGACCCCGATAAGCACATCGGCTACCCAACCTCGCCATGGATAGCACAGAGCATGGCCGGCCAAACCCCGCCCGTGCTCTACTGGCCAGCGCCAGCATACAGGCAAACGGTGAGGAAATCTGGCAAGCCATGTGCTGATAAATATAAGCCAGTGGCAGAGCCAGGGATCCTTGCATTAATCGGAGCCGCACTGCTGGCTGCGGGAGTAATGAGATGAGAAACGTCAAGCTGTGGACGAAGGATGATGTAGAGATCCTCATGTATCTCCGGGCCAGAGGCGTGTTCGTGAAGGATATCGCTAAAGAGCTTGGCAGAACAGAAAACGCGGTTTGGAAAAGGATGGAGCGTCTAGAGCTGATACCAAAAGGGAAAAGGAAGGCCACGACCAACACCACACGCCGGATCAGAAAAACAGTTGATAAGGAAAACCTTTATTCGTTCTCAAATGCACAAACTGGAAGAATCTGCAGGCAGCAACGGCAAGCCTTCATATTCCTGGAAAAGGCAATGAATAGTTATTGCCAGGGGAAACACAGCCATGTCCATATTTCTTGAGCCCGCCGACGTTGCTGAGCTAACCGGGCGCAGATTGAAGTCTGCCCAGGTAAAGCAGTTGCGAACCATGGGAATACTGTTTTACCTCAATGCTTCCGGCCGCCCGATCGTTCCCAAGTCAGCGGTTGAGGGCCGGAAGGAAGATGCATTCGTCAGGCAGAAATGGCAACCGAATGGAATATGAACAATAGAGATCAAAACATGAGCATAGAAGACACACTGGCCGAACGTGGAAGTCGTTATGGTGATTTCAGCGTGCACGCGAGGATCGCCCAGGCACTCCAGAACGTTATGAGGTATCACACCTGTGATAACTGGCACAACTTATCCTATGTCCAGAAGCAAGCACTGACAGTCATCGCCGACAAAATCGCACGCATATTATCGGGAGATCCCAACTACGCAGACAACTGGCACGACATACAGGGATATGCCCGCCTGGCCGAGGAGAGACTTCCAAGAAGTGACAGAGGACGGTAAGCGGACAATGAAACTCGAAGAAATCAAAATACAGCTTAGAGCATGGCAAGAGACTATATCTGACCTGGAAGACCAGCTGGATGCCTTGTCAAAAATCGTGCAGGCGTGCCCGGAATCACCCCTGATCAATGCAATCCATCGGATCGAATCCAGATATACAAGATCGGTTGCAAGGCTGGTTGGTGATGATAACGAATGGCTGGATTGGTACTGGCTGGAGGTGGACATGGGCTCTAAAGAGCACAACACAGTCACACTGAATAACGGTGATGACGTGCGCAACATCAAAACAACCGACGACCTCGCCCAGTTGATATACGATCTGGCGGACGGGCAGAACTGATAGCGACCATGGTTGCAAATTACGTAACAATCGATAAATTTTGTTCTGAAACCGGATATACGCCGAATGCTGTCAGAGCAAAAATTGCTCGCGGTGACTGGGTCAGAGGGAAGGAGTACACTAAAGCGCCGGACGGACGGATCTTAATCAATATCAGTGGGTATATTTCATGGGTGGAAACAAGTATCCAGGTGTCAGAGCCGCAAGTGAGTCATCGATCGAAATCGACTTCTATTACAACGGCCAGCGTTGCCGGGAGCGTATCAACCTCAAGCCCACCCCCGCTAACCTAAAGAAGGCATCCCAGCACCGAGCGGCCGTTCTGAATGCGATTGATAACGGTAGCTTTGACTACTCGTACACTTTCCCACGATCTAAAAATGCGGATAAGTTTGCACCAACACAGTACACGGTAAAGTCGTATCTAACCGAATGGCTGGCAAACAAAAGGCCAACTATCAAAGCGAGCACTTACAAAGATTACAGTAAGACCATTAACTTAATTATCCAGCAGTTTGGTTCAAAATTACTAGGCACCTTAACACGCGGTGATGTGCGCACATGGATAGCCAACATGAGCTGCTCGAACAAACGACTATCCAATATCTTAAGCACACTGCGAACCGCATTGGAAGATGCCCAGCGTGACGGGCTGACACCGGATAACCCGATCTACAACTGGACATATCGGCGAAATGAAGCACCAAAGACCATCGGCTATGTAGAGCCTTTCACAAAGGAAGAACAGGAACTGATTGTATCGACAGCCACTGGCCAGATACGCAACCAGATCATTACTTCCTTTTGGACCGGTATGCGACCATCAGAATTGATCGCTTTAGAATGGGCTGATATTGACTTCGATAATAAGAAAATACAGGTAACTAAAGCAATCACTGACGCAAGTCGCATGGAGGAGACTACTAAAACCAAGGCCGGAACAAGAGAGATTGATATGCTTCCACCGGTAGAGCAAGCACTTAAAGATCAGAAGCAATACACACTGCTTCAGAAAAGCAAAGTATTCCATAACCCGTTAACCAGCAAGCCATGGGATGGTAGTCAGCAGATAAGAAAAACCTGCTGGACACCTCTGCTTAAAAAAGCCGGAGTGAAGTACAGAAACCCATACCAGACACGACACACTTACGCATCGATGATGCTATCGGCTGGAGAACAGTTAGCTTGGGTATCTACTCAGATGGGACACTCAAATGTGCTGGTTACTATTAATACCTATGCGCGCTGGATACCTGGAGATGGCGGTCAAGGGAGTAAAGCTCTCAAAATGTTTGGTATGGATATGGTCATCAATGGCAAATAAGTGTTTGTTTAATAAACAATATCCGGAGGTTCAAATCCTCTCACCCCGACCAAACATTTAAATAAAATCAATAGTTTATGCAATAGAACCAGACTGAGTCTTCTCTGTTTTAGTCATGTTTTTGCATCGCTTGGTCAGCTTTTTGGTCAGCATTTTTTACTTGTACTTGAAC